TTAACTTCTCAGCATCGCTGACCGTTTGACTTGGGAAATAACTTTTAATGCCAGACTCTGCCATATTTATTACTTGATTATTTGTGAATTATTTCCAGTGTTTGTGTATCTGGAAACGTTTATGTTTAGTTGAGGTTTTTTAACCTCAGCATTTGGTCTATATAGATGTCTATTGTTAGCCATTATAGCTAAGCCAGAACTTATAGAGGCATCATGCTTTGTTCTTTTGTTTATATCAAACTTAGTCCAGTCGTTTAGAAGCTCGTTAAAATAACAGTCTCCGTGCGTACCATCTTGTTTAATGCCTACGTGATCTTGAATATACATCTCAATTGCAGCTGCATGTGCTTGTTTTATATCCTCACTTGAATTGGGTATTCCACCAACTTCTTTTTCTGCTACAGATAATTTATTCCATATTTTATCAGGTCTATTCATACTAAACCCTCTGTATCCTCTTCGCCTTAAATAATACAATAGGCGAGGTTTATTGTTCTCTGCTAATATTGGCATCCCGTAAAAAACTAAAGCCATTAGAACATCTTCAAAGAACATCTCTGCTGTTGGTGGTCTTGATAAGTATTCTAAGAAGAAACTGTTTGCGGGAGCATCTTCCATGCTAAACCTGGTTAAACCGTGTAAAGCTCCTTTAGAACCTACTCCATCTACTGTTCCTGATATGTCGTATGAATCACAACCAAAAGCACCCATATGTTCGTTTCCAGGGTATTTTATACCGTTCTTAAGTACAACGTTATTTTGTATTTGTTGAGGTGGTGTCCAGCTTAATTTAAACCTACCTTTTGGATCTGGGTTAAACATTACTTGAGTATCTTTAACTCCATTAGCCCATTGAAAATTACCTTGAGTAATGCCTAAGGTGTTTTTCATTTCTTCGTTATAATCTATCTGCTCGTATAATTTAACCAAGTTAAATATACTTCCTTTAGTCTCGTCTCTAAAGGCATGTTCTGTTGTTCTTGGAAACTGACGGTAAAATTCGTTTAAACCATCTGAATCATCTTTTAAACCATCTACTTCATTTTGCCAGTTATCTATTACGCCTACATCTATTAATTCACCGTCTGGTGCAAGTCTGTCGACGTCAGGAGTAGTAAAAACTGGAACTCCGTACTCATCAATAAATCCTTCATAGTTCCATTCCATTGGGATAAACAAAGAGTATAAGCCAGATTTTGTCTGACCATTTCTATTTCTTTTCGTGACGTCGGATGAGTTGTATAGTTTTTTAAAGTTTTCTCCACCTTTATCTAATGCGTTTGAGGTTGATCCCATCATACATTTACCTATGATCCTACTTCCTAATCGTAAACATGTTTTTGTAACCCTCCAGTTATTTAATATATTATCAGGTCTTTCCCATTTACCACTCTCATCATGTACTAGTAGAGCTAATTTTTCACCATCATAACTATTGTCTCCTGTATTCTTCCAGTCAATAGTTGTATCTAACCCTTGTATATCCTCCAGCTTTTCATTAGCTGTAATTTTCTTTCTTGTAAACTTACTAGCAGGTACACGATAAGCAAGCTCGGACTTAGGCCGATCCATACCATCTTGGACAGGTTTAAAGAAAAACGGATAGTTGATTGATATAGGTACAACTTTGTCGGTAAACATTTTTTTAGCATCGGCACCTGTTTTAGATAGTATTCCATATCTACTATCACTCGCAAGAGTGGCTAAGTTAACTGTTTCCGCCGAAGACATAAAAGAAAATCCAGATCTTCTATTTTTAAGATAACACATTCCATAACATCTTTTATCAGCTTTACAAGCTTCCCAGAAAATATAAAACAATCTGTTTGCCTCTCTAAAATCTGGAGCACCTACATCTATCTTACTCCATTGCAGGTACATGTATTGAGTACCTGTTATCCAGGTTGGCTTACCATTGTTTGTAAACCAAAACCCTTCTTCTCTTCTTCTAAACTCTTCGTCTATATAATCGTGCCATTTATCTTTTTGATCCTCAGGATACGCACGCCAATCAAAGATGTTCTTTAAGCGCTCTAATTCTTTCGGTTGAGTAAATCTAACCCATTTATCTTTAGCGTTGCTATACACATCCTTAGGTGCCTTAGGTAGGGCGATGACTAGATCTTGTATTTGTATGATCTCTCCTACCTGACCATTTCGCGAAAGCACTATTAAATCTTGCTCTTTGTTATAACCATACTTCCACTTCTTACCCTTATTCATTCTGGATATAGTGGTCCTTTTTATTGGCTCAACTGTTTTAACTAAGGTTTGCTCGTAGATCATTTAGATCTACCTTCAGCGAATCCTTTAAAAGTTTTATCTTTTTTGTCTTCTATTACTTTACCCTCTAATAAATTCTCCTCTTCTTCTATTCTATTGAGTATTTCAAAGGCATCAAATATAGCTAGCTTCTTTGAAGCAGCTGCATTCTTCAGCTTGTCAGCTGTTAAGTCGTCTTCAGAGTCAGTAACAATAGCTTCTTTAGCTACCTTTATCAGCTCCTCCACTGCTTTGTGCCCAGCCTGGATTATATGCTTCTTCGTTTCCTTGATGTTCATATTTGATTGTAATAAAATTAGATAAAACTCGATATAGCCTCTCGCCATCAACGATAAACTCGTATTCACTACTTGGTCTAAAACCAACTAGATCGTTTACTTCTACAGTACCGTCAGAGTATTTGACAACACCTTGTAAGGGTTTTTCAGATTCCGTATTAAATTTATCTGTAGCTTTTAACGGTGCTATAAAACAATATCCTTTAGGGCAAATCCAACAATTATCTCTTTTGTATAAAAATATTTGATCTGGCGCTACAAGATATGTAGACTCATTAAAAAAGCTTCTACTGTTTCTTTCGTTACCATGCTGATCATTCCATCTTCTGAATACGTTGTGGTGCACTAGTATAGTATCACCTTGCATTATATCCGCGTGACCAACCATAGGTGTAGAAACCACCGTAGCTTCTCTGTTAACAAACTCATGATTAAATATATCAGTATTTAATATTAGCTCGCCACCGTCTACGTTTTGAGTGTTATTGTATCTACCCCCTTTTGGCGATACAACAAAGTCATGAACGCTTGTCATTAGTATTGCAGATTATACTCTACAGAGACAGCCATATTCTTATTGAAATCTTTCCAAGGCAGAACATCTTTACCTTTTTTGATATAAACAGAGAACTTGTCCTCTTCTTCTATAATGTCGCATATAGTATGACCACCATACACTTCTTGCCCTACGGCATAGTGCATGGCGTCATTCTTATAGTTAGCTCCTATAGATATTTTACGAATCAGCTTCGACATCGTAATTTATTGTTCCGTCTTGAATATTTACATCTACAGTTCCGTATTCTTTTTTAAGCTCTTCTTGTAATTCAGCCAACTCGTCTTTTACTCCAGCTAGTTGATGTAATACTTCGTGCTTTCTTAACTCCATGCCTCCAATCTCTATTTGAGCTCGGTTCATAGTGTTAACTGTTTCTTGAACTTTCTTTAACTGCTCTGCAGTTATTTTTTCAGGTTTAACACCCTTAAGTTCTTTAATTTTTGCGTTTGTTCCTTTTGTTGCCATAATTTAATTTAATTTAATTGTTGTTAATTGTTGTTAATATTCTAATCCAAATATAAATGTTATTGGTTGTCTGTTGCATAGTTCATCCTCATCCGCAAGAGCAGCTTGAACTTGGTCAACCGTAAATGCAGTGTTACTTTCTATAGAAACCACAGTACCCACTAATGCTCCATCTTGCGCTATTACCTCATCGCCTACAGCAAAAACAAGTCCGGGATCTACCCCGCCAGCAGTTACAGTTAATTGAGTTTGAGTTCCAACAGCCGCAGCCTGTGCGCCATCAAGTACAACCCCAGCGCCAAAGTCCTCACCACCCTCAATAGCTAATCCAGCCATCCAAACGGTTTGGTAGCCTGGGCCTTTTGTTGACGCGTAACTAGTAGTTTCACCCTCTAGCATTATGTTCATTTTAGGGTTAGGCTTTGCTGAGAATGATCCAAGAAGATTGTACGCTACTAAATCAACGCCAGTGTCAACCATGGTGCTAACGTCTAAATGCTTATACCCTATAATATGAGGTTTAGCTGATACAGCGACAGCAGTAGATGTTATTGCTCCATTAGAAGTTCCTAGAGTTGGTGGCGCAACTCCATTTACAGATTTAGCAAATATCAACTCTATATCCTTAGGTGTTTGAGCCGCACCGTTTGTTCCAGCGTAATGCATTTGTATTGTTTCAATTGAGCAACCACCTCTTGGTATTTCAATTGGTGTCCAATCAAAAAGCAGGTCTGTTGCCGTGAGTGCTGTAGTGAGTAGTGCTAAGTTTGGTTTTACTGTTACTATTGAAAATTTACCTTTCATATCTTTATTTTTTTACTTTTTCTAATGATCGTCCACCAAAGTAGGCACCAATCACGGTTATTAATACTAATTGTAATAAGTCTACCCACGAGGACTTAACCTCAAACTGAATAATTCCAGCATCTATAAATATCAACAATACAGTTGATACTACTAGAAATATTAGAACCAGTGGTCTTATATTTTTACTAAGCCAAGAATCGGAAGCCATATCCATTTTCCAACGCTCAGTTACTTGTTTTTGCATTTCTGCTTCATAGCTTGCTACAAGCTCTTTAATCTTTAATTCAGCCGCTAGCTTCTCGTCTTTAGATGTATGCAGGTTATCTATAACTCCACCTACACTTTCCACAAGCTTAGCTGCTCCTCCTGATAATAATTTTGCTATTACACTCATTTGTTTATCTTTTAATATCCACCACCACTAGATCCTGAAGATCCAGTTGTAGATGTACTGCTTGATGATGGTGCGTTAGTATTCAATGGCATTCCTGATGCTTGCTGGTGGTTCATGCCACCCATGTAACCTTGTTGTCCATTTAGATTGTGTATGTGGTAACCACTCAGCCCGTTGGCAGAAGCCCAAGCCAAAGCTTCTTGTACTGTAGTAAACAGTGGTACACCAGCTATATTTCCTATTACACTCATTTTATTCTATTCCGTTGTTCGCGTCGTTCTCCCAAGGAAAACCAGTGTCTCCAGCTTCCTTCCATTTACCATCTACTAATATAGAGTCTACGCCATTTTTATCTTCCCTTTCAAATCTTTCTCCGTTATACATGATATGATCATCATCATAAGCCAGTTTACCTAACTTCATATCCGTAGCATGTCTCATCTCATGGTTAATCACTTGCCTGTACTCAGCACTATCAGGATCAAGCTTGTTGCTTACAAATATAGTTCCATCCATATTAGCTTCACCCATAATACCCTCTGCAAGTGGTTTAGCTATAATAGGTGTCCCAGGAATAGTAGCTTGTTGATCGCGCCTAAAACTAAGTTTAGTTTTAATCTCACCTCTATTCGCTTGAAATCCTTTTTCTTTACCTAGTTTGAATGCCATTTAATATCCTAGTTTCTTTTTCACCGCTTTGTATTTCTCGCTATGAATTCTTTTTACTTCAGTAAAAACCTCAGGTCTATTCCACTTACCATGGTTTATCATTTTACCAGACTTAAGTTTACCCTTAGATTTTTTTGCCTGCTCTTCTGTGGGCGGTGTTACGGGGTGATTACTTTTTTTCAGTGGCGCTAACCCGGGGTAAGAATATCCACCCATTTTAAAAGCAGGATCTTGTATTTTTTTGTTACTCTTTGAATAAGGCATAGTTTATCTATCTTTATCTTTTATCATATCATCTATAGCCTTGTTATTGACTTTGTCTGTATATGTTTTATTGTTATAGAAAACACTTCTCTCGGAAGTAGGTAAATCTTCTTCACCCAGTAGAACTCTATATATTCTACTTATTACTTGTGAACATTTAAACGATGTCTTAAATACAGAATACTTTATAGTAGTTCTGTTTCTGTGTCGCCACGTTTCTATCCACCCTTCTCTTTTTAATCTCTCCCAACGGTTCTTATCCCAATGCATGGTATATGCTCCGTTGATAAAATCATTTCGTGTAAATCTTCCTTTACAATCTAAATAAATTAATAGTTCTAAGTCTGCGTCATTTAACCCGTAAGTCTTACAAGCCCACTTTCTA